CTCCTCCCGTCGAACCCGCTAAGTCGAAGGTTCCGCTTGCCGCTTCACCCACCAACACTTGACCTCTTGCGAATGCCGCCCAAGTACCAAACCCCAACAAGGTAGCGGGATTGGTCAAGGAAGTGGCGTTCATGTAGATGGAACCAACCGGATAAGCGGCTTCCACGGGGTTTCCCGAAGAAGCAGCCGTGAGGCGACCGTCGGCGTCCACCGTGATACTGGCGTTGGTGTAAGAACCCGCCGTCACCGCCGTAGCCGCCAGTTCGGAAGAACCAACCGCTCCCGCTATTATACTGTCCGTAGTCACCGCGTCCGTAGCTATCTTGACGGCGGTAACGGATTCGTCGGCCAGTTGAGATGTGGACACTTCACCCGAAGACACGGGTACGGCGTAACCTCGCAACACCACCACGATGTTGGAACTCGCGGGAGGAGACGAAGAAAAGTTTATTTGGTTGTTGTCCGCGTCTATGGTGTAGGCGGCAGTGGGTTCCTGCAACACGCCGTCTATGGCTACCTCGTACATGGTGGCGTCGGCAAGCGTGATTCCAGGTGAGAAAGTGAATTGTCCGGTTCCGTCTCCCGTAAACGAATACTTCGTGGGAGCGGTGGAGGATCCCGTCACCGTGGAGCTTATTTGCGTGTCAACGTAGTTCTTGGTGGCGGAGTCGGCTGTTCCCGTGGGTTCCGCGACGTTGGTGATTCGTAAACTCAACGCATCCCAGTTCGTTTCCCCGACGCCCTTCTGAAGGGACAAGTCGTTCCTCTCGCTTATCTCTTCGTTCAGATAACGATTGTGGAGATAGGAGCGGTCAAGGGAGGTTTCCGTCAACACCGAACCATCAACGAAATCAACCAAGTTCGTGTCGGGCGCGCTTATTCTGCGAACCCTGACCTTCTGTCCTGCGGTAGCGCCGCTACCTAAAACCACCTTGGTGGAAGGCGAAGTCGTTATGGTGTAGTCCGTGGTCAGTGTTTTCGTCACACCGTCGATCTCAACGACGACGTGGCTGTCTTCGAGATACGGAAAAGAGAACGCGAAGTCCGTCTGCGCCGCAGTAGCCGTGTAATCGACGTAAGTTATAGCCATGATTTATAAGTTCCGTTTGGTTATTGTTGTTGAATGAGTTGCATTACTTCCGAAAAGTCAGCGCCTTGTCGATATTGTTTTCTAGCGCGGGTGACTTGACCATAGTAACTTTGAAGTTCGGGAAACTCCGAAATGCTTTGTTCCAACGCCTTCGAGCGATACTTCCTCAAGACGCGGTTTATCTCCGTTACTCTCGGACTCGTCAAACCAGGTTCCGACACCGAAGACATACGTTGGTACTTGCGGGATTTGATCAAACGCTCCAATGCCTGTCGGACGGTACGGCCTCCTATACGGGTCGTTCCTATCAATTCCAACCGTCTGTCGTGGGCGGTCTGTCCTTTTTGGTTTTGGTAACCCAACAGGTCGATCAATCCGTTGTGGGTGGAAGAAGGTTGTTGAAAGGCGTAGTTCAAGGAAGCCAACTCGGTCAGCACGGGATCGTTCTTGACCGCCGAGTGCGCTATCGGGTTGATGGCGGAGAAGAAAGGTACTCCCTCTATTATGGTGGACTCCCCAAGTAAATTCCTTTTTGGGTCGAGGGAACCGCGTAGTCCTGGGGTTTTATAGGAAACAGCGTCCATGATGGAACGTACTTCACGCGCTGCTTGATCGCCTGTGCCAAACTGACTTTGAGTAAGAAAACCGCTATAAGGAACCATTGCGGCGGTGAAGTTACGAAGCAATCTCTCTCGTTTGCCTGGTTCGGCGCTGAAGGCGTCGGCTAACATTTGAACACCCGCAAGATACGACTTGTTCGTTACGTTCCGATAGAAAGTCAGTTGTAAACCGGCGGCAACTTCTTCGAGTTTGCCTGTGGTGACGTCGTCGGGAGCGTTGGCCACGTGATCCACTAAATCAACGGTAACGCCCAACATGGTTCCCAAAGGGTCCACTCGTTGATAACTCAACCATTGATCGCCTATTTTTATGCTGTAAGGCTTCCAACCCGTGGCTTCCAAAACCTTCTTTTGTTTGGGGTCGGCGGGACCGCCGCCCGTAATGTTTTCTTTATTGTCGGTAGCTAACTCAAGCATCGTGCCTGCCATTACAGCGCTTGTGGTGAGTTTTCCCACCGCCTTGGACTTTCTTAGACTGTCGCCTGAGTTAATGTCTTCCAAAATTTGAGAGCGCGTGTCTTTTAAAACCAAGGCGCGGCCGAAATCCAACGCAGTTCCGCCGGTGCGCTCAAAAGCGTACTTCAAGATGTTCGTGGGAGTCCTGATGAAAGGCATGATGAAACTAAGACCTGGTACAGTTTGAACAAACTTTTGAAGCGCTTGACCGTATTTCCCTAAATCGTTGGTGAACGTCTTGTACTTTGCTTCGTCCAACGCTTCTTGGGCGTAAACTTCCAAACCGGAAGCTTCCTCGTTCCAGTTCTCTTCCTTGTATTTGGCGACGAACTCTTCTTTTTCCAAACCTTCGAGACCTTCGTCCTTCGCTTTTTGCATGGCGTCCCGAAGAATGGATTCCTCGGACAAATGCCTTCCGCTTTCGGTGACCACGGAGTCAAGACGTTCCTCGACGAATCTAGCGATGTCGTAAGCGTCCTTCATTCCGTGGGTTTCGATGGCTTCGACCGCAGCCCTCAAGCGGACACCTTTGCGGTAATTAAGTTGTTTGAAGAATTCATCCGTACTCATCAACAACCGAGTCGGTAATCTAAAGAAAGTACCGAGACCGTCTATGGTGGCGCTGCGCTTCGATCCCTCTTCTCCCGCCAAAGCGCCTATACCTCTCATTCTGCGAACGTTTTCCGCGTTTATGGCGTCCCGCATCGTAGCGTCTTCGGTGAAGGCGCGAGCGTCCGAATCAAGAAAGTTTTCGTTTCGTTTGAGAGCGCGTACACCAAGACCAAACGCTTCCTTTACGCTTTGCCACTCGAACAGGTTAGCCAAAGCGTGTTTAGCCACCGTCATGTTCCCCGTCAAAACGCCACCAACCGTGGTTTCGAAAGCGCCCGTTATGGTGGTTATGCTGTTACCTATGGCATTCACCACCTGTGTGCGTGGACCGCTCAAAATGGAGTTGATCCAGTATTCCTTGATCATCGCCAACATCTTGTTGCCTTGAACCCCCTTAGCTAACTTGAACACTCGTCCGGCGGAAGCCGCGAAGTCTTCGGGGTCAACCGCTTCGTTCAACGCCTTCATCAACTTGTCGACGTTCATCTCGCCGCCTTGGCGAAGATACTGGTTGCGAAGTCCTTCGTTCTTCATTTCCTCCGCGCCTATGCCTATCTTCTTGGGTTCCAAGTCCACGCGGCGTCCCGAATAAGGAGCGCGTCGTCCACCGAGACCCAAAGCTTGTTCACGTCCGAGAGCGGAGTAATAAGCTTCGAACTCGATCATTTCCTGCAAAGTGTTCTTTAGTTCCGCCAACGCCACGTCGGGATTAGCTTCCCCCTCCTTGGCCTTCTTCAAGGCTTCGTTCTGCTTCCACGCCTTGTGCGAGAGACTTTGTCCGATATCTTTCAGTACTTGAGCGGCAAGCCGTACTTCACGCGCTTTATCGACCGTCGTGCCGACGTTCTTCCAACTATTCGCCACTTCGGGAGAAAGGGTGGACATTACGTCGTGCGCCTCTTGGTTCTGTTCAGCCAAGGACTTCGGACCAGGATCGGGGTAGTTTTTCTCCACTTGCTGCCGCGCCCAACTAACCAAACCCTGTATTTTGCTGGTGCTGTCGAGTTGACCTAGGTTCAGAATGCGTCCTCTGGGTGGTTCGGGTCCGTCGTAAGCGCGGGGATCCACGATACCTTCCATGTCAGGCGCGTCCCCTGACTCGCGGATGGAATAAAGCTTTCGCTTCGCTATATCGTCCGCTTTAATCTTTCCTCTTCCCTCTGAAACAATGTCCATCCCGCTTTTCAAGGTCTTTTCAAGCAGCGTTCCATCAACGTCTTTTCCTAAGATTTTAGAGACGAGTTGAACAAAGGTGTCCCACAGCGTCTTTCTCTTTCCCTTTAACTTGATTTCCGCAAGAGCGTTCTGAAAGCTTCTGTCACTCATGGCGTGTGCCACGAACTCGTCAATGTCTGTTAAAGCATATTCCCAGTCGGGACTCTCCCCCAAAACACGCCGTGCGTCACCGAAGGCGGAATAAAGTTCTTTGTATGGTCCCTTCGTATTCGCCAAACTCCGACCAGTCAGATTCTTTTTGATCTTCAACGCCGTGGCAGCGTGTATCATTTCGTGAAGTAATGTTTCTTCGTTATCACCGCCTTTGACCAATGTTATCGAGTCTTTTACTTCGTCATAAAAACCTCGGATGCCTCTAAAATTCTTCGATTTTATGTTCTCCTTAACGGAGACCATGCGGTCACCGACGTCGCGCATTGCCTTGTTTAACTGTGATGCCATTTTGCGGATTAATTCGGAAGAACCGTTTTCCGCCAAAGAGTCGAGTGTCTTCCCTACCGTCGAACCTGTTTCAATTAAACCTTTGGTATGCGTGTCCAGAGGCGTTAGTTCCGCGTCGCTACGTCCTTTAATGGAGGCCATCTCATCCCTGAAAGTGGCGTTCGTAAGCTTGGTAGCCGCTGACTTCAAACCAGGAGACAAGTCCTCGAAGTTTCTATAGATTTCAGGATTGGTGAGAAATTCATTAACGGCTTGAGCGGGATGATCGAAACCCAACCAATCGTCTTTTGCCAACGCTCTGAGAAAGTTACGCATGGGCGGCTTGAATTCACCGAGAGCAGCCATGACGTCTTCATGGTCAGCTTCTTCGTCCAACACGCGGAACCATTCATCTATGACGTCCTTTCTGACTCTACCTGAATCCATGAGGTCAGGCGCTTCAGGACGAATCGAAGCCAGTACCCTGCCGTCGTCGCCTAAAATCTCCCCTTTTAAAGCGGGGGTTTCTTGAAGGATGGATTTAAATTGACGCGAAGACGGGTCAATCATCCACTCCCCGCTAATGGTTTTATAAACATCATCCAGCTTAGAAACAGTATCTTTTTGAAGTAGTTTATTTACCACGTCATCCACTATTCCCTTAATTTCATTAAGACGTTTTTTTGCCAAGCCAGGGTTAGGGTTGTTCGGGCCGAGTAATGCGTCTGCATCTAAAGACTCTTCTCGGGCAAGGCGACGGAACAAAGACTCTCCAAGTTCCGCTTTGAACTTATCGTCAATGGTCTTCGGCTTGCCTTGTTGACCTATACGGAATTCATTAAGACGACCAACTGGCTTCCCGTTTGGTTTCCCTAAATATAATTTTTCCGTTATTTCCTCTGCTATCCATTTTGGTTCTACGCTTAACTGCCTCCCTCTTTTCCACGAGGTTACTTTGTACCCTTGCGACAAATCGGCAATCGTCTCGTCAAACAAGGCAAGCGCGTCTTCGTCCATCTGTTGCATCTGTTTAAGCTGTGGATGACCCACTGGATAACCTAAGTCGGTTTCAACTTCACCATCATAAGCTTTTCGTAAGCTACTCTGTAGGTTGGAGTTAGACCCGACATCGAAAACGTCTAGTAATTCCGGTCCTCTAGCACCATGTACCGACGCCATGTCGCCTAAAATCTCCCGTATGGCGGCGTAGGTGGCGTCGGGGTCGTTGGTGTCCGCCTTTGCCTTGTGTCCCGCTCTCATCGCTTTGATGGAAGTGAACAACATACCAAACACCGCTTCCATACCCAATCCTTCGAGGACGTTCTTCAAACGCCCTTCGAGTTCTCCTTCGTCCGCGTCGTGGGCGAGGTACTCGGTGATCGGGTTCTGAAGTTCAGGGACGCTTCGTATCAAATTGGAAAGACGTTCCTCCTGTCCGTTGAACACGGAGAAGTCCGTCAAACCACCGGCTATGACTCCTTTGCGGATATTACCACCCGCCAACGCTTTTTGAGTGAGGGATCCGCCCTTTGCCGCCATCCCCGCTTTACCCAACGCTCCGAAGATGGGACCGAATCCCGCTCCGAACTGAAACACGCCTTCGACTAAACCACCCGCCATAGTCTTAGACCTGCCAAGAAAACGGGTGTCCCAATCGGGAAGTGAGTCAAAGGTGACGAAGTCCGCTAAATTGTAGACGCCTTGAACTGCTCCCTCTACGCCACGAAAAGGCGCGGCAAGCATGTCGGTAAACCAGTTATCGTCTTCTTCCTGCTGCGGAAGCTGATTCGGTAATTGTTGATTAGGCATGTTTGTTAATTAGTTTTTTGGATGTAACCAAATTCTTGGTAAAGTTTGCGTTGTCGGCGAACCGCCAATTCCACGGAATCGTCGTCTGTTCCGCGCCCCAATAGTTTTAATATGTCCGTAATGGCTTTCTTGTTTGTGGAGGGATCCTTTACGTAAGCCAAAGGAAGTAACATGGCGCTACGAAAAGAGTAGGTAGAAGCTTCAAAAGTAAATCCATCAGAAGTAAGTAAACGAGTTCCTGTTAGTCCGGCACTTGCCGCATCATCAATCGCTTCAGACATTTTTCCTAGAGTGAAAGGAAGGAGTTTTGTATACTCTCTTCCCGCGTTTAACCTTTCCGTTGGGGTATATGGCTGTGTTCTAGAGGGGGAAAGCCCACGCACAGCGGGGAAGGTCACGGAAGAACCAGGTTTGGCAATCTCGGCGTAATGTTTCATCACCGCCGGTTGGTTAAGCTTCAAATAATCTAAAGCCTTCGTTCGCTCCTCTGCCGCCGCGTTTGCGTTCCTTAGAAGATTAAAAGCCTGTTCTATTTTAACTGTTTTTTGTTTAGGCGAGTCAGCTATAAACCAAGGAGCGGAAGGAGCCTCCGTCTCTACCTCGGATTTCGCCGGTGGATCTTCCTTCTTCTCTCTCTTCTCTCTGTCTTCGAGAAGCTTTTCTCCTGCGTTTTGTATTTTAACGGAAAACTTTTCTATTTCCTCCGTGTAGAATTCATTCAAGCGTTGCGCCTGAAGTTGACGGGACATATTTGGATTATCCGCCAGTATCTGTTTGGCTTTGTTGTTGAGTTTCCCCTCCATTTCGGTTTGGAACCGACTTCTCAAAGCTATTACTTCAGGCTCTAAATACTGTTCTTGTTCCGTAAGAGCGAAATCTCCCGTGGCAAGGGTGGCGGTAACCGCTCCATTAATATCCCTGAAAGCGGTCCTGTATGCTTGGGTCTCGTTTCTCAGTTCATTGAAGGCGATGTCTTCTCGGTCGTAGTCACTGGCCAACGCCACGTCCAAGGCTTTACTGGCTTCTCCTACGAACCTGTCATCGTCGTCATCTCTGATTCTTTCGTGAAAATATTTACGTAGCGCAGCGTCATCGCTGAAGGTTTGACCGTCCACTTCAGTCGTACCTCTATAAGTGATTTCCGACAAATGTCTTTGGAATTCACCTAGGATTGACGCTACTTTATCCTTACGATCCCTGTCGGAGGTAAGTCCTTCTTTTTCCGCTATGGATTCGATAACGTCGTAAAGTCCGTCCACCTCTTGAGCGTAAGTAGCGAACTTGGCGTTTCCTATCTTTAAGTTGTCCTCCGCCCATTCAACGAATTGATTCGCTTTAATCTCATCCATAAAAGCGAGGCTTTTAGCGATGCCCTTGATGGTGGCTAATTGAATTTCGGGGGAAAAAGTATTCAAGTCTTCATAGGCTTCTTTTATAGCCAACGCATCCAACTCCCCTGAAGCGCTCTCCCAATTAATGTCCTTCCACAACCTATACATTTTGTTACCGCTTTCACGCGCCACGTTTATTTTCGCTTCCCTCGACTTCTGGGCGTCGTAGCTGAGAACGTATTTCTGAACGGTAGGATTAATCGCTTCTTGGAATCCTTCGGCAATCAACGGATTATCCAACCCGCCGTATTCCTCTCCGAAATCTTTCCTAACTAAATCAATAATGTCCGCAGTCCCTCCTGGTAGATCATCGTCCCCTTCTTCGGGATTGTTCAAGCGATCTGATATGGCGCGTTCGAAGTCGTCGTGAAGAGCCGCTCCCAAGGCGCGTTTCTTTCGCCGCCAATTCAAAGGTGAACCCAGGAACGGAATGTTTCCTCTACGGACTTCCTTGTCGAGCGCTTCCTCGGTTTGGTTTAGTTTGGCTTTTACTTCTTCAGGAGAAAGTCTAGCCACCTCTTCCTTGTACATGGCAAGTTCCGTTTCCTGTCCCGCCGCATAGTTCTGCAAAGCCGGATTGATCTTGGAGAGACCTTCGGCCAGTTCGGTCAACTTGGACTTACCCGCTTGTTGAACCTGAACGTTATACTGACCGCCGCTTCTGATGGCGGCTTGCAAGACACGCGCGTCGGGAAGGTCTCCCGTCTGCACTCGTCCGCCTCGTTGGCGTTGAAGAAGTTGTTGTAAGGTGGAAGCCATTATTTAAGTTATTTAGCGTCTCGCATTCTCTTGATTTCCATGCCCGTGCGGTAACCTCCCGCTGCGGAAGAAGCCGCGTCCAACACACCAGTCAGGAAGTTAGGTCTGTTGATCGGGCGGTTTATGTCTATCAAATTCTGTTGGGTGCGGTATCCCGCGTCCGAAAGAGCGAGACCCGTGTTTACGTCTTGGAACTCCTGTTGACGGAGAGTGGCGGTACGGTAGTCCGCTTCCTGCCGCATATAGTCGTCCATAAGGGCGTTTACGGACATACCCGCTACTCCTGCCTCACCTGCGGAGGTAGACGCGCGAGAGATAGCTTCTCGGCTCTTTAAAGCTATGTCCGCCAATTCTCGGTTGGTAGCCTCTTGTTCCTGCGCTTGCCTCATGCGGATCGACGTCTGCTCCTGGAGGAACCTTCGACGCTCCGCTTCCGAAGCTTGCGCTTGATAACGCCTTTGCTGTCTCGCCTCCTGCCTCTGTCCCGCAAATCCCGCAACGGAAGATCCGAGACTTAAAGCCGTCATGGCCTCTACGATTCCACACATAATTTTAATCTACTTTTGGTAACATGAATTCAAGGTAACCCTTCGGCTGTTCTCGAAGAAACTCCGCTCCCAACCATTTAAGCCACCTCATTGAAAGTTTGTTTGAAGTACTGACCACGTTGATGACACATCTGTAGTTACCCATCAACTCATCCACCCACTCCTTCGAGTTGCGAACGAACGTACTCTTTATGGTACGCATACGCTCCGTTCCCAATAACCACACGCACCCTATGGTGGGAACGTGAGTGGCGCATACGCCGAACATGGCGATTACGTCCTTTTCCTTGGTCTCTAACGTAAATACCTTCGCGGATTCCTTGAAGCTCTGGTTCAAAGCTTCCCACGGATGGTGGTTCAACCCGATGATCTCCAACATATCAGCCACTCTCATCTCCCTGTAAAGAGGAAAGACGTCCGCAATGCGAGCGGGACGCACCCTGCAATCCGTATACTCCCTAACCACCGTATCTTTTGCTTCTCGGATTGACGAAGCTTTCGAACTCCGCAGCCAGTATCTTCATAGGCAAGGCGGACGAAGTGGTGATCTTGACGGTCGCCTCGTCGTGCTTGGCGTGTATCGGAAAGCGAAAGGATCCGCTGTCCAACACCAAGGAACCGACCGTGCTGTCCGCTCCCAAATTCGAAGGGTTGAAAGCGTAGGAATAGGTGTCCCTGTAAAGAGGAGTCACCTCGATTGTAAAGTGTCCGGTGTCGGCGTAGTCCACCGCTCCGTTCTTCAAAGTCTGATAAGTGAAGTCACTGGCGGACTTTCCTCCGCGCTCCGTAGGTTGCTTCAAAGTCTGCGTGGAGAACTCGTATTCCGTGTCGTATTCGAATCCCAACCAGTAGTCGTCCCTCGAAATGTAACCTTTTTCCACGCTCCAAGCGGAAGCAGAGGAAATACTCGAATCAGCAACCCAATAACTCGCCCACGAACCACCTACTCCAGGTTCGGTAGCTGAAGCTGAAGTGTTTGCCGCTATACATCTGTACACGGTTCCTCCGTGACTAACGAAACTAGCTATATCCGATAACGTGCAACTGGTGGCCGATACCCTCGTAGTGGGATACCTGGCGCCATTCTTCGTGTAGACGACCGCTCCGTCAGGATCGTAAGGAAGACCCGTGATGGTAGTCTTGGAGGTGGCGTAACTGTCGCTCAACGACGCTCCGTCCAGCCTTCTGTCCAAATGTATGGCGTAACTCTTTCCGGTGTCCGTCAAACCTACTTCCATTGGAACCTTTTCCAAGTAAGTGCCTCCGCTGTCCTTGGTCACCATGTACAAGTCGCTGCCCATGAAACCGACTCCCACGACGTCCGTCGCGAACTCGAACCGACTCCACGCCGATTGAATCTTCTCCTTGTTCTGCCAAAAGTATTTGTAGACGTACAGGTGCTTCAAGTTCGAGGAAGTGGTTGTCACTATGACGTCTTCCGACGGAGTACCCACTATCTGACGCAGGGAAGCAGACAAATAACGAGGTGTCTGAGCGGTGATCTCCGAAGCGTCGAACACGTCCGTGTCCTTGTCTATGAAGAACTCGTAGATTCCGTCGTATCCTCCCCGCTGAAACGGAAAGTAAACGTAGTTGGAAAGAGCGAGAGGCGTGACGTTCTCGTTGACGTCGTATTCGGTGATCGGTGAAACGTTGACCGTCCTCGGAGTCAACAAGTCCGTGCCTCTCAAAACAAATTGAGACTTGGGAGCGAACAACACTAGCTTCTCCTGAAAGGGAACAGCGTGTTTCAAGATGCTTACCTTGGTGTGCGCTACACCCACGTCTATGGGGTCGCCATCCAACAAACTAAGTACCGTGGTCCTGAAGAAATTGAAGTAACTGTCGGATTCACTGAACACCACCGCTCCGTCCGCCAGTAATCCCAAGCGGTTCTTGAAGAAGAATATATCGTTGATGGTGGAACCGACGAAAGAAGGATTGCCGTTGGTGTCGGCGTCCCCCGCCACCCTGTTGGTCCAAGCAGTCGTGGCGGACGTCTCTCCCGACAACTCCACCGTATATGAAGTGATGACTCCTGATCCGTCCATATGCGGTTTCATGGTCACTGGCATGGTCGTGTTGTCCAAGGTGGTGGTCACCCCGTACCCAATGTCCTCAACCCACGAACCTTCGCCGAAGGAAGCTCCGTCCTTGGTGGCGAACTTCACGTAGTAGTCGTCTTGCGTCAGTTCCACGTCTCCGCGTACCTTGACCCTAAAGTCATTGTAACACTTCGTGGGTAGATCGGTGATTGCGTCCACTTCCTTGAACACAAGACCAAGACCGGTGTTAGCCAACCCATCCGAAACGGCGATTGTCATACCGGAAGTCTTGGCAATCTTAATTACCGAACCGTTCCGCGTGAAAGTGTATCCTGAAACAGTACCCATCGCCGTGACGATTTCAGCGGCTATATGCTCGCTATCAGCTTCGTCTCCGCCTCCGCTCGACGCTCCGCTTGTGACTGTCTTGTCCGCTCCATCCAAGGTGACCGTGTATTTCTTTTCGTAGTCCCCTTGCTTGACGAACACTACGGCTTCCTCCGCCAATGCTGCTGAAGTAGTACCCGCCATAGCAACCGTCTTGGTCTTGTTCACCAAGAAAGTGTAATCGGCTACCGTCAACGCTCTGATGTCTTGCAACGGATTGGTAGTCGATAAATAGGTGACTGCCGCCGACGTGACCGTAGCGGGTATTCCCGCTCCCGTGGCCACGTTGAAAATACTTACGCTTACCGTGGATCCTCCTCCGTCGTCAAACACGGCTACGTGTTGATTGGAGGTGTCTCTGTCAACGTAGTGTACCTTTGCGTCGTCGTTGATCGCCGTAGCTTTTATCTCCGCTATCAGGCGGGAGTTAGGACGCTTCGTAAGTCCGTCCACAACCGTCGAATAACCGTTCTTCTGCGCTTCCGCTTGACCTGGATACCTGAGATTGTCGGGTTGTTGCGAAACCCCTTGGACAAGGTTCGGTACGCTCGTCGTTATAAGAGGCATAAAGTTACCTGTCTATGACGCGGTATACGTCGTAATTACCAAATATGGTTCTGTCGGCGCTTTCGCTGTCAGCGTCCACCGCCGCAGCTTTCGCCTCTATTTCGTCTCGTAAAGTGAATCCCGTGATCTCCTGACTACCCATGAAACGGGAAGCGAAGATTCGGGCGGCTTTCAAGGTAACGTAGTTCCTGAACTGTTCGGGAATCTCCGTGAAATCCAAAAGAAAGGTGACCGTCAACTCCAAGTCTTCCGTGAAGACGTCCGTGTGTTCCTTGCGGTCGTATAACTGACTGCCTCGCTGTACCAAGTCCAAGTCCGTGTGCTTGTCAGCGGCGGCGTCCACCTTCAATACGTTGTCCGCCAAGGTGATCTTGCCGTCAGCGTCCTTGGTGAAAGGATACTTGTGTTCCGTGTTGAAGTGCCAACCAATGGCTTGAACCGCCTTGTTCACCTCGTCCAAGACGTTCTCCGCAGTAACGACGGAAACGGGACGACTGCTTCCTCCCAACGTGTTGACAGGTGATTCGCCTATGACGCCCAACATCACGTTGACCGCTTCAAGCTTGGTGGTTCTAGCTAAACTCATAAGTCTAAAAAATAGTTTTATAAAATTCCTCGCAGACGGAGGTTGAACGGAACAGGAAAAGGAAACGACACCTAAAAAACCTGTCCGAACAACCCCCGCCTAGCGAGAAAAATTAATGATGAGATAGTCCGGTAACGTTATGCCACTAGTTCAAGCGCGCACTCGCCACGGAGAATACCGTGACCCATTGCGTACTTGGCGACGAACAACGTACCTTGGCGCTCGATCTGATACTCGGACTCGGTAGCCAAGTCGAGTAGTTTGACCGTGCCTACTGCACTAGGATGAGCGACGATACCAACAGTATTGCGGAAGTCGCCGTTGTATCCCGAACCACTACCGCCGAACACGTCGTTGGAGGCTGCTCCGTCGCCAGTGGCGGTGGAAGACAGATCCGCAGACGGGATGTTCGTGGACTTGTAGATGTCGATGCCCGCAACTTGCGGAACAGTTCCACCTGCAAGAGAACCCGAACCTCCGACGTCTTTGTTGGCGGCGGACGAAGTGATGGCCAAGGCGTTGTTGCCTCCGGTGATCAACTTGTAATAGTCCTCCGGTCCAAGAACGCAGAAGCGTCCGTCACTGGGAACGTCGTTGTTGTCGAGCTTCGCGGCGGCGGTGTACAACGCGGCAACAAGATCAGCACCCGTGAAGGCTCCTTTGGTTCCCGCAGAGTCGGGAGCGCTGAGATTGTTGTTCGGTACGTCCACTTGAGCGCCTACGTTGCCACCGGTAACACCTGGTGTGCTTTCGCGGGCTGCTGCCACGAACACCTTGCATACGGCGATGTCGAAACGCTTCGCCAAGGCGCGACCTAACTCGGAAGAGTAGACGCTGCGAATGTCGTAGTGATTCTTGACGTCGTCGATGCTACTGAGGAAAGAAGAAGCGAGAAGAACGTCGTCGATGGTGATGACTTTCTCGTTTTTCTTCGGGTCGCTCAAGTAGCTGTTTCCGGCGTCAGCGATGTTAGCGCCAGGAGTGTGGTAGGAAGCGGTGGCGATTCCCGTGACAGGGAACTGCGCGCTCTTACCGCTCTCTATGGTGCGGATAGTGTGCAACGGTTTGAAAATGTTGTTGCTTTCAAACGTTGTGAGGATTTCGCCGGCAAATTTCTTCAGGAAGAGAGCGTTAGCGTCTCCCGCTGAATTAACCTGACCGACTCTTGATGGAGTGGTGTCTCCGTTAGCCATGATGGCCTCCTTGTGGTTAAGGTGTTATAGATTTAGGTTGTTAGACCGCTTCTCAAGCGTTTCACGGGTGTTCTCGTCGGTTGTCTAGCGCACTAGGCCGTCGGACTGGTGTCCATGAATTCACTTAATAAAGTGGAAAGTGGTTTATTCGGTTGGGTCGTTCCCCATAGGGAGAGCGTACCAACCTTCGGGAAGAGTCACCTTGTTTCTACTTCTCTCCCAACCGCCCTCAGGCGTGGGGAAGTAGACGTGACCCTCCACGTCGTCGCCCAATCGAACGACGTCGTGACTGTCGAGAGCGCCGTCAACGAAGACGACTCTGGCGCTTTTGCACCCGCTTGCGAATATCAGACTGCAAGCGCTCGCGAATATGAGAAGGTATTTCATGCGCATCTTCAGCTACTACTTTTTTATCTAGTTCGGAGCGGAATAATCCCGTGATCCAATCAAGGAGCGCTTTGATTATTCCTCCCCACATTTATTTGTCTCCCTTGTCCTTGGCCTTGCCGACGTTTATCGCCAACAAATCAACAAGCTTGTACAGCTTCTTTACGATGCCGTCGTCCTTGGGCGTAGGAGTAAGAGCGGCTACTGCCGACGCAGTGGCTATCAAGCCAGTAAGCACGGCTACGATGCCTTCCCAGTTTTCTTGTACGTATTGCATAACGTTAATAGTTCCTTATAGGTTGCTGACCGCCAGTCTGCGGTCGATCATTGCGTGATAAGCTTTGTCGCCCTCCTTGTAACGAGGATCCATCATTGCGCGGCGAACCTCCTGCATGGATTGAAAAGGCACGGAACCCGTACCTGAAGTCTCTCCCTTCAGAAGTTGCTTTGGTCCCGTTCCGCCGACCTCCGCACGATAACGAGCGTGAAGACCTTTGACGGCGAACTTCGCTTGTTCCACCGTTCCCGTGGTGACCGCTTGGTTGAAAGCGTCCATCTCCTCGTCGGTCAAAGCGGTTCCCGCCCATTCCGTCATGGCGTCGTAATCGCTTCCTGCCTCGCCTTTGATTGCGTTTGCTTGGTTCTCTTGAAGAGCCGCTTGTCCGGCTGCGAAAGAGTCCACCAATTCCTTGGATAACCCAAGCTTTGAAAGTGATTCGTAGGTGTCGTCCGTAAGTTCTCCTTTCTCGAAGAACTCCTTGGACGCTTCGGTAACGATACCCGCGGCTTCGGAAGGTTCGACTTCAGACTCAGGTGTGTCGCCTTCCTCTTTGTTCCCCATCTTCTTTTCAAGTTCGGAGTAGGCTTTCGCCATGTCCTCCGCCGTCTTGAACTTTTCAGGAAGCCACTCAGGACGCTCCTGTTCCCCTTCAGGCGTTTCTTCAACTGGGTCAGTTGTCTCGGCGTCCTCATCAGGAGCGTCCTGAGTACCTTCCTCGCTTTTAACTTCTTCTTCTTCAGGTTCTATTTCACCTGGTGTCTTTTCGTTTATCTCGACTCTATGTAATTCCGCCATGTCGTTTTGTTTCCTTTGAGGTTTCGTTTATTGTTCCTGTGAAAAATTACTTCTTCTTTTTCTTCTTTTTCTTCTTTTTGATTTGAAGAGCCTTACGTTTCTTCAACGCTTCCGCCAAAGCTTTTTCCTTCGCCTTCTGTTCCTCTTCGTCTTTCTTCATTTGAGCTTTAACGTGTTTTTCTTCCAACACGTAACCGTGTTCATGTATGTGTTTTAATTCTTTACGTCGGCGCATTTCAACCGCACGTTGCCGCGCGCCGAGTCGTGGGTCACCAAAATGCGCTTTCCCGTCCAACGCTCCGTCGCCCTTACCATCAAAACCTTTGGAAAAAATTCCGTGATTTTTAAAGTGTTTACGTTTCTTGATAGTTAAGTCTTTTCTTTTAGCCATGAGATTTAAACTTGTTCCGGTGGCGCTTCTTCAGCCGCCTGTTGTTGTTGAGAAATAGCGTTGATGGCGGGACCACCCAACTTCTCCGCCATCTGTTGCATCTGCATTTGCTGAGTGGTCTGCTGAACCTCTTCCTCGGTCTTTATCAAACCTTCGGTCTCTATCCCCAATGCCGTGGCGCGTCTCTTGAAGTAATCCCCTACGTTGACGTATTGGGCGACCGCGTCGGGACCAACCACTTGGTTCGCTCCCGCAAGGAACATGTCCAAGCGATTCAAGTCATTACCTCTACCCAACGCCTCTACGCCAGTGATCACCGTCGGCTTGACGATGTCCTTGGGTATCTTCGGAAGACCACCCTTCTTGGACATCCTCGCCATGAGGCGTTCCACCAAAGGTAGTTGAAGCTCTTGAGATAAAATCGAATACAGACCACCCAAAGCCGCTTCAAGTTCCTGAGATAACATACGGATCTCCTCGGCAGTCACTCTCTCCGCGTTGCGGACAACGTCACTGTTCAAAAGAAAAGCGTAACTCAAGCGTTCCTGTATAGCGGCCATCGTGGTCTGCGCTACCCGAAAGTCATTGAACTTTTGAAGTTGCAGGACACTGACGTCTCCGTCGCTACCTTGGACAATCGCTCCGTTCGGCGCTTCCGACAAGGTACGCGCGCGAGTAGTTCCATTTGGGTTGACCATGAACAACACCTTGGCTGCCGCCGCCGATCCCTCGACGATGGCTTTGGTCAAAGCTTCCAAGGACTTCAGGTCTCCCATGTACTCCTCGACGAAACCTCGACCATAGGACTCTCCGTCTATGCGGGTGTATCTCAACGGGATCCAAGGAGACTTCTCTAACGCATACTCGCCGTAGCTTTCCTCGATGTTCATCCCCTTGACGTCTTGATAAACAATGAACTTGTCGTCACGCCTACATACAGCCGTGTACAACTCGCAACTGTCTTCCTTGCTTTCCTTGTAAACTTCGTTCCTGACGCTTTCGGGAAGCATCATGGGAGCGACCGTCTCCTTGGTGGCTATGTGCGTGACGTTCCCCATAGGGTCGCGCTTCACTACGTAGCGGTCAGGACGGAACACTCTCATGCCTCCGTCGTCAGGAAGGTACAACAAGGCGTTGCCGCTGATTAACAACTGACGCAACGCCTCGAAGATACCTACACGAAAAGCTTCTACCTCAACTTCCTGGGACACCGCTCTCTCCACTTCGGACAAGGCGGACTCCAGTTCAGTTCGGAAATCATCTCCCATCCCCTCCTTCTGTAATTCGTAACGGTCAATGACCAAACGAAAGAAAGGAGCGTTGGGCGGTAACAAAGCGAGAAGCAACTTGGAAGAGAGATTGTTAACCCCTCTCGCACCAATGCCTTGATAAGGCGTGTAGTACTTGGTGGCGTTGTTGCTTCCGTCCGGTGGTAGTACGTACGGAATAGTAAGTTCCGACGCTTGTCTGCCTCGGTCTAGGAAAGACCACCTCTGATTCTCTAGCTGAGTGTAGAGATTCTGAGCGGTTTCAAATTCTTGGTCGTTCATTATTATTGTTCAGGGGGTTCGGGATTCCATTCGTCTTCCGCCAATTCAGTTAAAATCTGTGAATGCGTTAAGGTTGTCTTGCCGTAAAGAAATCTGGGTTTGCTACCCTCGTATTTAACGAAGGTCTTGGACTCGTCGTTGTTCCAACGGAGTGTGTCTGCGTTTGTTTGAAGCACCTTGGAAAAGTCTATCGAACTTGCCTCACTTGCGGTTAGGATCACCCATTTGCGATTTAAATAACTCATGCTACCAATCCCCGTCACCGCTGTTGTAAATTGCAGTTACGTTATCAGCGCCTAAAGCAACGTTATAGATTCTGAAATCATCTAGTTCCATTGCAGGACGTCCATACCCCGAATTCCCAATGTTCAACTGCTCTCCATTACCTGTGCGCCCGAATCTCATGCCATGCGTAACCGTTGCGGCAGATGAACCGTTTTTATATATCGTCCAATCGCTTCCATCGAAAGTGATCACCCAATTGACAAAGTTTGAATCAGGAGTGTAAGAGGCTGTGTCCAAATACCAAGGGGATGCTGCGCGATAAGCAGCTCTAGCATACACTTTTCCGCCTCCCCCATCCCTAAATACAAACTGCAACCACTCATTAGCTTGTCCTGCTGTGCCAATACTGAAAATAGAGTCCCAAAACCCAGACCCATATGCTTCATATTTCAACCACATGGAAACAGACCACGCTCCATTTGCGGTGGCATCCGTGGCATGTGCGTTCATTGCATCCGCAACGGCATAAGTGGAGGCATCGCAAATAACTGCGTCATCCGTTCCATCGAATGATGCCGCGCTTCCGTTTTTACCAGTAACCCATGAAACGCCTCCTGACGCAGTTGCATCAAATCCGCTGTCAGAGGAATCTCCGATTGCAGTACCCGTGTTCTCGTCGAACTTGTACCAAAGCACCAAGTCATCTTGCCGAGTGACGGTTGGGGTTGCCGCGCCGCCTTGCGCGTCGAACCCATGAAGAGTACCGAAAGCAGGCCGCTTCACCTGATTAGGGAGCGCCGTCAGACCGCTTGGCTTTTTCTGCGTCGTCGTTGGAAACGTTAAGGACATAACGGTTTACAGACTTGGTGAAGTACCGGTTGCGTAAACGGAATAAGTTCCGTCGGTACGCGCTGACAGGTTGCCTCTTATTTGTTCGTAGTGTCCGTGGTCGTCCCGTATGGTAACGTCGCCGTCGGCGGTGACTGCTTCGCTGTGGATTTTTCTCCACCCACCGCCGATGTAAGCTTCAACGTCCACAGTCCCGCCTGTCGTTACCGAGGAAGACGAAATGGTGAACGTCCATCCTTTCATCCGTTCAACGGTGAAAGACGACCCCGCTCCTGCGGCGGTTACGCCGTCGAGAAGTGTGATCTTTTGGAGTGATATTAATGACATGATTTTTTAGTTCCGTTTTTAGTTAGTTAGGTAAATTGACACCGCTTCCTCCGCTGTAACCGCCCAAGGTAGGACGACGCACTGTGAGTTGACGACTTCCCCTGCGTTTGGAAGATCCTTTTGACCGCTTCGCTCCTGCGGGTCTAACGACCGCAGCCGTCGTCGTAGGAGGCGGCGGAGGCGCGGGAGGAGGTGGTGGTGGCGGTGGTGCGCTTGGTCGTCCAAAACACATGATTAATCCTTGGTTGATGCTAAGATGGTTTCGTTCTGTTCGTCGTGAACTTTCTTGAGGAAGTCCACCACGTTACGTTGACCTGCCTTGAACCATATTTCCCTGTCACTCCACGATAAATCGGGGAATCTTTTGGGATACAATTCATCAAGTTTTTTGATTAAACTGCTGCTCAAATCGGGTACGTTTCGTATAGGTTCAGTAGATTTCATGGGTTAAATACGTATTTATTTAAATTTATTTTTAAATGGTAAGTTGTCGAGTTCTTTAGGTAGAATCCCTTTATCTATGCCGTTCTTAGTCCATATCCAAGCAGAGGCATTCCAAAGAATAGCGCCTAAGTGATCTTCTTTTTCATCTCCTTCGGCGGCGGCGAGCAGGTGTCTCATCATGGAATCGAACAACCTACCCAACGGCATTCCCTTCAGCCAGTTGTTGTCACCGTAGGCGACGGCTCCTGCTTCGAAACGTCTCGCAAGGTGACGAAGGGCTTGCGGGGGGATAAGGTGGTATCGTCCTCGTCCAACGTCCCCGTCACGCTGTGAACCAGTTTCGAATACTTTCTTTTGTCCGCTGCTTGGTAAGTTTCCGGCATCCATAGGTAAGTCAACTCCTTGTGTTTTAAATTGTATTCGTTCTTTCTCAGTAGTCTCGCCATCCAAGCGTTCATCAACGCCTCGCTTTCGGGAAGACCGGCTTTCTCATATGCCTTTACGACGGAGTCCCACGTGTACCCTTCTTTATCTAGATACGTGCGCGCGCGTGTGATGCCTATTCCTGGTACTCCTTTGTAACCGTCGGTATGATCTCCTGAAATAGCTTGAACCAAGTGATGTTGGTCAGCTTCCTCAACGGTCGGATGGTGGTACTCGTCTTTATTGAAGTCGTACCAATGTCCAGGTACTCCGTGGAAATCCTTGTCAATCGACACTATGATTCGGTGGTCAAGGCGGTTAGGTCGTTCGGTGGCAAGTATACTTAACACGTCGTCGGCCTCTAGGTTTTGCCAACACTCCGTTTGATAGGTTTGTTGAATCCATTCCCTGACGGGTTTCAGTCCGATTGGTTTGAAAGTCTCCCTCCGGTTTGCTTTGTACAATGGGTTCAGCTTCCGCCTGAAATTCGTTCTGTCAGACAACGCCATGATGACGTCGTCGGCTTCCAAATGTTCTTTGAAGGTGTCCACCCGTTCCTGTATATGCGCCCTCGCTCTCGCTATATCGGCGTGTACCGTCCACAGGTCTTCCTCCCACTGGACGTTCTTCTGTCCGACGAACGCTCCTTGGTAAGCAAGGACGTCTCCGTCTATTAATATTACTGTTCGTTTCTTTTTGTCGTTCATTTTATTTGTTCTTTCTATACTTTGGTTTGATAAACGTTCCACGCCTCTTTCCATACTTCGTATTGGGCGGATGACTTTTCAGTGGGGCGGAAGTGTACGGTAATACCTTTGAGGTGTTCCAACGGGATGTGATACCAAGTCTTGTCTAAAACCGCGTAAGCAGCCAAAACGTCAGCGTCTTCCGTTGATAGTTTTCTTTTTGATCCACCACCGTCTGCCTTACCTACCGTCATGTGATAGGTGTTGTTTTTCCCCTTCTGTTTATGAGAAGTGCCTTTGACTTGTACTTTTATTAGGACACCGTGTTGGTTCTCCACCACCAAATCATACGGAAGGTAGTCGCCAACCGCTTGCAATACGTTCAATCCCCGACTCAATGCCTCGGAAGTAAACAACGCTTCATACGTCGCTCCTTTTCTCTTCGCTCCCTTGTTTCCGTTCACTTTCCTCCTTTGGTTTTTGTTGTTCTCGTTGCGCCGCTTCTCTCCAATCCCAAGGAACGGTAACATCCTCGGTGTCGTACATCCTCGCAAGCTCCAAACACGTTAGTTCCTCGACGTTTGTTTTGTCCTTCAATGAGTCTCCGCCCATGACGACCCCACTTTGTACTCACCGTCCAAAGGACACTTCATCCCCAAGTATTCGCCGGCTTGATAGATTGAATCCACGGCTAACTTTCCGTATATCTCCACGCCTTCCCACTGCACTTCCGCTTGGAACTCGTCGTGGACGTTGGCGACGAACGCCCATTCCTTGCCGTGTTTCCATCCTATGCGTAGCAAACACTGGGTGGTAAGCACCAAAGCGTTTTTCATGGCCACCGCTCCCGCTGACTGAAGCAACGTGTTGAGGGCGGCGTGTTCGGAACGAATGGGAAGCAAACGTCCATCCAATCCTATGAGATGTCCGGCGGCTTTTGCTTTGGTCTCCACCGCAGACTTCAAGCGAGCGAGAGCGGGTATCTGATCAAGGAACCTTTTCTTCAGGGCGGCTCCGTCCTTGGCGGATCCTCCGACGATGTCACCTATCTTCGCGTCTCCTGCTCCATACAGGAAAGCGTAGATAAAAGTCTTTGCTTGGTCTCTTGTTTCAAGACCCGCAGCTTCTTGGTTTATAGTGTGAACGTCTCCGTCCACTATGAAATCACCGTATTCGCCACCGTCCCATAGGGCGAGGTAGTGAGCGAGGCATCGTAGTTCAAGTCCACTTGCATCCACTCCCACTAGTTCGTAGTCGTCTTGAGGAACAAACAACGCTCTACACCTCTCTCCGTAGGGAGCGCGGGTAGCGGGTACTTGCGCCAAGTTGGGACCGCTGTGAGTACACCGACCAGTGACCGCTCCGTTGGTGTTTACCTTGCCGTGTATGCGTCCGTCCTTGGCTACCTTTATCCACGCTTCCTTGCCTTCCGCCAATTGACCGAGGCGTTTGGATACCATGAGATACTCGCAAAGCACCTTCGCTTCGGGGAACTTCATGGACTTCAACACTGCTTCGTCTATCTTCGGACGACCGTCGGGAGTGAACTGTTCGGGTAGCCACTCGTACTTCTCGAACAATCGCTTGGCTATCTGATCTCTACTACCTGGATTAAAGGGTATGTACTTCTTCTTGTTACCCGTCTTGACGGCGTCGTTGGCTAGAGATTGTTTTAATCCCGCTTCCTTCAACACTGCCTTCAGCTTGGCTTTGGTCTCTCCCTCAAACGTTTGGCCGTTATATTCGACCGACCAACCCGAAGGCGTCTTCATCTCCTCCACCACAGGAGGAAACAACTCCTGTAGTTCGTCCCTTATCTCCGCTCTTCTGAGCGTAAGGTCTTCGGCTAAATCAAGAGCGGCTTCCTCGTCGAAACCAAACCCTCTGATTTCCTGTTGTCTGATTACGCGAGCGAAGCTGTGTTCGATCTTTATCATCTCTTGCGAAGGCTTCTTTTCCGCTAGATGAGAGAACAACTTGTGGGTGACGAGAACGTCACGCTCGCAATAGTTCTTCATGGCGTCACAGTATTCCTCGAACGCTTCTTCTTCTTCTTCCCCGAAGGATCCCTTGGCGAAGTTCATGCGTTCACCCCAAGCTTTCAAGGAGTGGCTTCCCCATAACTCACGCGGCATCTTCTTGTTCTGCATATCGAGAGCGCGTATGTCGGGAAAGACACAACGAGACAGTAGCAAGGTATCCATTACCTTCCCCTTCGGTCTCCAACCAAACACCTTGGTCAACGCGGGTACGTCGAAACCTATTATGTTGTGACCTATGATTATCCCTGCCTTGTCAAGCATGTGGAGTCCCTCGGTAATACCGTCGCCTGAAAAGGTGATGACCCGACCCAAGGTGGGATTGTAAATACTGATGCAGTGAATCTTGTCCAGTCCGTTCAAGTTAGTGAAGTTCTCTACTGGATTGGTCTCCACGTCGAAAAACAAAACGTCTTTATTCCTCATCCTGCACCTCCTTCGGGAAGCACACCGGACACACCCAAGCGTTGTCGTTGTATTCCTTTATCTCGAAACCGCCGCAATCATCGCAATTGGGGGGAGGATATATCTCGTCATCCGATAGATCGTATTCGTTAGTCATGTCGTTTATATCGTTTCCTTTAGTTTACTTTGAGGAACAACGTAGGTGTCGCCCCTCCCTAAATCCTTCAGCCACCAATCTTGGGTAGCTTCCTCCGCGTCTATCATTCCTCGGTAGACGTAGATGGGGAACGTTCCTGTCATCAAAGCGTATCCGTCGATGTATCGGGACTTCTTCCAACTACTGATCAACAAACAACCGTCCTCCTTCTTGGTTGCTTTAACGTCCAAACAAAGACCGCCCCAAATGACGTCGCCTCTGTCGTCCACGGTCTTCCTAGCTTTTATGAAAGTGTCAGGATACAGATTGAACGCCTTGCAGAACGCCACCTCTCCACCGAACCCTTGAACGTCCAGTGACACGGAGTCCTCGTCACTAAGCTTCCTGTCCTTCAAGTTCTTGTTCCTGTTCTCCTCGTTGCGTAGCTTCGCCACCGTTTTCACCAAACGTTGTTCGACGTCGTTGAGGGCTGTCTCTTGTCCTATGATCACAATCTAGTTGAATAAGTGTTTCGAAACCTTTTGCCAGTACTTGACTGTTTCCTGTTTCTTGTAACCATGAGGACCGCCGTTATGGATGCGCGCCAAGTGTTCCCAAGTAGCGTCCTTGGAAGCGTACTTCTTCCAGTACGACAGTATGACTTTTTCGGCGTAGCTAGGGATAACGCACATCGACCAAGTTCCTTCCCTCAGTTGAAGGGTTTCCCTCGCCGCGTCCAACCAGTAGTCGTAAGTGATTTGGTAAGGACCAATCGAACGTCCGTTGTCTCCCACGGCATAATTGGGATGTCTTGTGCCTCCTGTCTCCACCTTTTTCATGGCGTCTAATAAATCACGATACCTCCTGACGTCAAAAAGGCGGCGGGTCGTTATCGTTGGCAGTGTTAATATCATTCGGAAAAACAGTGCTATCTTTTTCATGTAACCTCCCTGTCTTGTTATCAAAATATAAAGTCCCCGCCAGTCCGGTCTCTCCGCTGAATCTATTCTTCAGTACCCGAAGGCGCGTTTGGTTGGCGTCTTCCACCGCTTGTTGGTTGCGTTCCATGCCAAGCACGATGTCCGATAACTGAGCGATGGCTGCTGAACCACGAAGATGAGCGAGCGAAGTGACCGCTCCCTCTTCGTGACCCGCTCCATGTGGACGCTTCAAATGAGACACCAAGATCATTCCGCAGTTAGTCTCCTCGACCAAGGAGCGTAGTCGGGTCATGGTGTTGTCGATGAGGCGTCGTTCGTCATCACCCTCGAACCCACTGACCACGATGCTTAGATGGTCTAGGAAGATCCAGTCACATCCCATTCCCTTGCATAGATACCTGACCTTCGCCAACAGGTTGTCGGAATCACAGCTTCCCCAATGGTCGTAGGTGTAGAAGTTACCGTTGCCTATCGTCTCCTTGAAAGGTTCCTCCAACTTGTCGTAATCAATCTTTTGTTCGAGGTGCAGAGGACGACTGAGGTGGATGCCTAAAATACCTAGAGCGGTGCGTCTGACACTTTCTTCCAACGCTATGTATCCGACGGTCTCCCCGCTCTTCAACAGATTGTAACAAACCTCACGACACAACAGGCTCTTGCCAATACCGCTACCCGCGCAGATGGTTACCAGTTCTCCTCGCCTGAGACCGTGGGTCTTCTCGTTCAAGTCATTGTAAGGATAAGGCTTGGAGTCCTCGTTCTTCTCCTCGGTGATCTTCTCCCATAGTTCATCCGCAGTAACGATACCGTCAGGTCTGTAGGAACGAGCGTTCCAAACGGCCTGCACCAGTTCCCTCGAACGGTTCGCAGTCAACATGTCATTGGGATCCTTCAAAGGAATCTCAGCTATCTTCGCTCTTCCTGGCGCTAACATCGCCGCGCATTCCGCAGCCGCGTTTCTTCCGGCGTCGTCCATGTCGAACATGAACACCACTTCATCGTATCGCTCCAACCAATCGAGGGAGTGGGCGACGTACTTCTTTCCACTCGCCGCTCCGTGGGGAACCGATACCACAGGCCACTTGTTCTCGAACGCTTGGGAGACGGACAAAGCATCTACCTCACCTTCGGTCACCACCACCCGTCTGCCTCCGTCCTTCCATATATGTTGTCCGTAAAGACCGACCAATTCCCCTCTGACCTTGAAGCTTTTGTCGGGGAACCGTAGCTTCTGTCCCACTAAGTTACCGTTTTGAGCGCGGTAGTTGGCTATCTGTACCGAGGTGTCGTCACATCTTCCGACGTGATAACCCCACTTTTGGCAAGTCTCCCGCGTGAGACCCCTCCTAGCCAATGCCTGAACCCTACCTTGCACGAAACTTCCGTTCACTTGGCGGGTTTGTTTTTGCTGTCCGTGTTGTCCTCCAATGAAAGAGCCGCAAGAAAAGCACTTTGAGCTTCCGTCTTGGTTAATGGATCGAGCGTCACTCGACCCGCACTTGGGACACGGTAAGTGTGTTGATTGGAAAGCCATGATGAGGGGATTACTTTGTTACTCCATTTAATGTTTTTCTTGTCGCACCACATTCCGTAGGTGGTCTTGCTTCCTTTGCGGATCTTGTTGTTGGCGTTCTGAAAGACCATTCTTATCTCCAGTTCAGGGTGTTGTTCCTTCACCAACAGATGTTTTTTTCTGTCTTCGGGAACCCACACTCCCTTCGCCTCTATTATGATACCGTTAGGTAAGATGAAGTCAGGCGTGTATGTTCCTTTCTTCATGTACTCGATCACCAAGGTTTCGTAGGAGAAGCCGCAACCCAAGGTGTTAAGTTGGGTTGCGAGCTTCGCCTCGAACATGGAACGAAACCTAGAAATCGGCGATGAGTTCGTCTTCCGCTGCTTTCGTTTCTTTCTTGGCATCCGTTTCTTCCGGTTGATCAAGTTCACCGTCGAAGGTTTCCCCGCCGTGGACGTATCCGCCTTCCACAGCAGTGAAACCGTAGCTGTCTCCCGACCGTTCGCTTGGGTTGAACGCTTGCAGGTCAATAATCTGCACGGCGCTGAGTTCAAGGGTCATCCCGAACCCACCTACCGCCGGAACGTTCCAAAACTTAGGACGCACCGCCACCTTCACCTTGGAACCACCACCAACGACAACGTCTTTCGGGTGCGGTTTTCCTTGGGAATCGAAGAGACCGACGGTTAATTCGTGAACAGTGCCGTCACGACTTACGACCTTGGCCTTTAGCTTGGTCTTGATTTCCCAACCACCTTCTTCGTTGTCTTTGTTATCCACTATAGGAGAACTAGGCGCTTTCTTAACCGGCTTGCCTCCGTTCTTGGCTACTTCTTGTTCGTAAGCAGCGTCGTAAAACGGTTTAAGTTGTTTCTTGAAAGCGTCCGCTTCCTTCTTCGTTACGATAACGCCGATCTTGTATTCGCCGTCTTCGTTGAACATTGTGTTCGGGTTGTTGACCCAAGGGTATCTTGCGATTCCTGCGGGAGTTACGAGGGTTGGTCGTTTAGTCTTTGTAGCCATTTTATCTATGTCCTTTTTTCTGTTTGGTTAAGCGAAGAAGTAATCGGAATCCAAGACCGACTCGGCTTTAAGCGAACCGTATTCAGGGAGTTCCGGTAACTCCTCCTTCGTAGTTTGATCGACCTCTTCCTTGAATTTAAGGAGAAGGTCTTCGTCGAAAATCTTTGTGTAAGCGTGTCTCAATACAGCGGCCAACTCATCGCATTTGGGGGAGTGCGTACCGTAAGAGTCGTGTATCATCGCAAGGGAATGAACTCCGTAATTGGTGGCTAGGTTCACCGTCTCATGCAATGCGGAGGCATCGAGGGAGTGTACGAAGTTAGGAGACACGCCGTTGCATTGACGTCTCTTGTCCAAGGATGGTTCGTCGGACTTCCAAAAAACATGGCTTTGACGCTCGCCTAAAAGGGTCCATATGCTTTGTTGTTTTTGTTGGTTGTACTTTTGTTTGACGGGGAAACCTAAAGGTGTTGTCCACTTCAGCGAGACGTCTTCTTCCGTCGCCACCCTCGCCACGTCTTGCAACCACTTCATAACCTGCTGCGGACGGGTAAGAACCTCGTTCATCGAGTTCCATATCAGACGTGAAAGGTAACCCGTCACCTTATAGACCTCTTCCCCGACGAAAGGATCCTTCGCTCCTTTCAACAAACGTCCTTGATACCACTCGTCCACGTACGCCCTGCAACTGTATTGAGTTCCTCCGTAAGGCATCACCATCACAGGTCTTTTGGTGGCTTTCCTGTCCACTCCGAAGTCCAACCATCCCTTCGCCAAGTGGTCGCCCTTCTTCACGCTTGTCTTCAGCTTTTGATTTACTCGTTCGGCAACGAATGAATACAGGTCGGCGGGAAGGTCGCCGTTGGAAGACACGTTGGTTGCCAGTCCTCCTACCTCGTCTCTAGATAACAACGACAATATCTGTATGCCGTTGTTGGATGCGTCCATGCTGACGGGAAGGCGCGTCTTGAAACCCCTTCCACCTACCGCCAACATGTCGCCCCACTCGAAACAAAACGCCAGGAACTGCCACGGTTTGTCGGCTTCCTCCCACCAATCGTTTGTCTTGGGGTCGGTGTAAACAGCGTGTATCTCCGCACGTTTGTCCGACACCCACTTCACTCGATCATCGAAGGACGCCTTGTCGTAGCCGAAACAGTTAGCGCCGTGAATTGCCAACCACCTCGCATCTGTTTTCGGTTCCCATATCGTCTCGCTGTTGGCGAACAACAACAGAGAACGAGCGAGATCAGTTCCTTGTGGCGTTAAATAGTAAGGGACTGGATAGACTCGTCCCCGAAAGTCGCATTGGTGTGGGTAGTAAAAATTTTTGCCACTAAATTTCTTGGCTAAGTGAAGAGTCTTCAGGGTCTGTAACCGCTGTGATTTCAGACTTAGGTTCAATTCGTAGATGCGTCCGGCTTTTCTTGACCATTCCTTCTTTACGTCGGGGTCGGTGTCCGCTTCCTTCGGCCAAGGAGGACGCTCGTAATCAGAGCGTCGAGGCATATCGCCTATCTCCCTGTCCGTTTCCCACGCCCACTGCATGATCTTCAGTACCTTGTCGTTGACCGTCCAAGGTGTCTTTTGTATGTGGTTGACTGCATCCACGACGGGTTGCATCGCATCGAAGTCCACTTCACGGAGGTGGTCCATGTCATAGGACTTGATGAACGTTAAAGTAGGAAGAGCCGATGCGTCGTCGGCGTAACCCCCCGACCAAACCGACGTCCAGTCTTTCGGCTCTTCCAAAAGTGGTAACCAAAGAGGAGAAAGCATTTCCTTCTCCTCGTTGAAGGCGCGTATCCACTCGAACAACTCGTCGGTGGCGGATACGAAACGCTGTGTCTTGTTCTTTTGTGTTAAAACGTTAATGAAAGCGATGAAGTGCGTGGTCTTCCTTATGGTTTCCAAAACAAAAGAACCTAATCCAACCTTGTCCCTCTTCGACCACGTCTTGAACTTCTCGATGTTCCCTTTCTTGGCTTCGCCTATCTCATGTCGAAGGAAAGCGTTCCTCTTTCTGTTGTAGCTACGCTTCCCCGCTTTCTTCACGTCCTTGTCGGCGTAAAGAAATATCTTCGGGTGGTTTTTCTTCAACCACCTATACCTGACCTCGTCCTCCAACACGTTGGCCACCGAAAGAGAACTCTTCACCATAGTTTTCTTCAAAGATATACTGTCCATCGTCACCTTCAGCGAAAGAAAAGCGATGACTTGTGGTTCTAAATCCCAAATCAGAGGTAACCAAACAGGAACTGCGTGAGGATTCTTGCGGTGATAAAGAATCGTCTTGCGAAGGTCGTTGATTAGGTCGGGTAAGGCAGCGCGCATCAAACGCTGTCCGTACTGAGTGTCGGTTTCACTTCCTCTTGTACGAGCGGACTCGACCTTGGCGCGGTATCGAGCGATACCGGACTCAATCATTTCCTTTTCAATGTCCATTGGAGGTGTCGTTTTTGTCACGGTTTTGACACACCGTGACCGTGTTGGTCTTATAAAAGAAAGACGCGCAGGACTTTAAGTCAAATATATAATTGAAATATTTGAATGATTTAAAGGAGCGGGCGTAACGGCAGCGGTCACGCTTTGGATTTTGAATCCAATTACTAGTGGTGCGGGTGATCGGAGTCGAACCGATACTCCCGAAGGAACGGGTGTTTGAGACCCGCGCGTCTACCAATTCCGCCACACCCGCTCTCATTATATTGCCACTTTCGTCACGGGTTTGTCACGTGATTCCTCACCTTGGAGAGCGTCCCGCGCCTGTTCCAAGTTCTTAGGAGCGAGGTGAGCGTAGCGAAGGGTGGTCTGTATGCTTGAGTGACCCAGGAATTCCTTCACCACACGCAAGTCTATTCCTCTTTGTATTAATCTAGACGCGCACGTGTGACGGAGGCAGTGAGGAACGAACTGGTCGTCTCCCCCTAACCCGATCAACTCCTTCATGGTGTCCCAAGCATGACGGAACTGGTCCTTTCGAAAGATCCAAACACGTAAGTTTTGGGGATCCGTTCCCATCTGTCTCGTGATGGAGTCCATCGCTCGACGGGTCAACGGAATGGTACGCGCTTGTCCGTTCTTGGTTTCCCACAACCGGACAACTTCTTGTTCGAAGTCCACGTCGCGCCACTCAAGTTTGTGCAGTTCACCGAACCTCATCCCCGTGTCGATCAACACCTCGATGAAGTCGGCCATCATCGAGCGTTCGATCTCTCGCATCTTGGCAAGCAGTCGGAACTCCTCTTCCGTGGTGACCCATCTAATCCTGCCTTGAGACTCCTTCTTCCTGTCGATGATAGGCATACGGTCTATGTATCCTCGACGGTAGCAGTGCCTCAGTATCTTGGACAACGCCGCAAGCTTTCGGTTTATCGTGCCGTTGCTTTTACCGTCCCGCTCCAGTTCCGAAACCAAAGCGTCGATGACGTTTTCGTTGACGTCACGTACGGCTACGCTTGCGCCGATGCGTTGATAACAATCCTTGGCGTTCCACCAGGAGGTCATCTCCGACTTCGTTCCCTTCCAATGCTTGTCCAAGGTTTCTTCAGCCGCTTGTCTCAAGTTGATCACAAGTCGGTTCACCTTGGACGCCACCTCTTGGGACACTTCAAGCCCTCGACTGTCCCTGTCGCTGACCACTTGCAGCCAATCGTTAGCCGCTTCCCAAGTCTTGAAGCTCGGACGCAGTCGCTTGCCGTTGTTCAAGGTGATGTCAGCTTGGAACTTCTTTCCATTCACTCGGATGTTCATTTGTCGTTTCCTTCCTTTTGTTCTCGGACGCTTTGGATGTTAGCGCGCCTTCTTGTTTTTGTACGTAGGATTTAACAAACCTTTCCACCAGTCTGTCGGACGCCTTCAACGGCTTCGCCCGTCGGTCGCCGTTCGGAGACACCTCAATCAGTCCGTCGTACACTCCTTGATCGACCGCCTTACGCACCGTTTCATCCGACTTCTTTACCAAACGGATGAGATCAGTCACGTAAATGGGAGGTTCTTTCTTGAAGTGGCGGAGAAGAAGCACGTCGACGATCAACCTATGGGTGAGCGACGTCCGTACGTACCTTTCCGTACGAGACAGCTTGGTGCGTGTGTGTCTTTCGACCACCGTTTCGAGAAACGGTATGATATTTAATTCATCAAGCATGTGTCGTCTTCCTTTTTATTCACACGTATCAAAAGAAAACGTAAGAATCACCCCGAATCTTTTGGGGTATTTTTGTAGGAATCGGAGAAGCGTTCCTTGAAGCGAAACGTTGGTTGACCTCCCCTCTTTCTCCAAAAGCGTTCGTAACCGGCGTCCACCATGCGTTTAAGTTCCGTCCACTCGCCGTGAGTGAAACCCGTTACAGCTTCAGTCATTTGATATTCTTTAGGTATTACTGGTTTATTACTCATTTGTTGGTTCTCCTTGATTCAAGCGGTTATAGAGTGTGGTGAAGGCGAGGACACAGGTATCGACGCAGACTCCGTTTCCAAGTAGGCGGAGTCTGTCCACTCGATTGGTAATTGGGTCCACCCCACGTAATCCGCCCCAAGCATCAGTTGTTCCACCCAATTCGGATTCAGTTTCGGGGAGGTCTGCTTGCACGTACGATTCAGATCCCTTCCGAGGCACTTCTGATTCGACGTCGGCGCCGTCCGCGCTCCCTCCACGTGATCGCTCGCTTGAGGCGTCGCCCACGACTTCTCCTGCTGCAACATCAACTGGTCGCTTAACGGAACTTGTTTGTTCACTCCCTTCTCCTTGTGTTTTTGAATCGCTTTCTTCAGACTTTCGGGACTGCCGTAACTCCCCTTGTAGTCCTTCTGTTGAGGCGTCGCCCAGTTGTCCGACTTCTTCGCTTCCGCTACCACTTGAGAGTCCAACGCTGATGGAATGTTTTCCCCGTTCGGTCCCTTCCTGTCTCCCCTGCATTGAGTCGAACTTTGGTTCCCCGCTCTCGGAGTCTTCCAGTTCTTCTTCGCTTCCTCCGCCAGTATCTTTCCGCCTGTCCCTTCCTTTCGACTTCCTGGGTTTCCCGCTCTTGGTGTCGGCCAATTCTCCGTCTTCCTCTCCGTCTGCGCAGGTAAGTCCGACGTCTCCCCCTTGTACGCTCTTCCCTCCGCTCCCTTCCAATCCCTTGCTTGAGGCGTCGCACACGACTCTCGGTTCTTCCCACCAATGTTGTCGTTCGTTGGGTCGGGCGGGATAGAGTGCTTGTGTACCACTCTCCCCAAGAGACAGTTGTCGGGTACGTTCTTGCAAGCTTCCGCGCTGCCGTCCTTCCAATCCCTCGCCGTTGCAGTCGGCCAACTTTGCGAGGATGAAGACTCGTTTGCGGAGGTGAGGTATTCTTCTTCCGTCGCCACCGATAACTTCAGCCGCGCTGAATGTTCCCCACGAACACGTATAACCTCTTTCTTCCAAGTCTCCGAGGACATGCTTGAGTACCGATTCTCCGTCGGCTGTTTTACTACTGATGATTCCCTCGACGTTTTCGAGGAGGACGTAAGCGGGTCGGCAAACGCTAATTCCATCTGCGATGTATGGGTAGATGTGTCTTGGGTCTTCGGTTGCTTGTCGTTTGCCGGCGCTACTGAAAGGTTGGCAAGGAAATCCTGCGGACATGATGCCAACCCGTCCACGTAAGTCTTCAAATGGAAATCGCTTGACGTCCGTGAAAACAGGACACGAATCCAGTTGACCCGCTTCCATCTTCGCAACCAAGTTTGCGATTGCGAAGCTTTCGATCTCCACGTGAGCGAGTGTTCGCAACGCTCCGCCATAGATTCTTTGCAAAGCGATTCCGATTCCGTCGTAGCCACTGCACAAGCTAAGGTACGTGGCAGGAACACCAACGGCGCTTGGTTGTCGTTCGCAGGTGCTGTCTGTTGTTGTTTCTTTTTCTTTGTTTTCATGGTTCATGGTGATCGTCGTTTATTGATTTAGTTCGTTCAAACCAAGTAATACTTCGTTGAGAATATCTTCCTCGCAATAATCGCGTTCGTCGTCGGGTCGCTCCTCGATCAAGGTCAGTCGGTCGGACACCAATTCATGGAGCGTTGACCAATCCTTCGTAGGCAGAACCACGTAACCCAGTTCCTTCGCCGCCTTGAACAAACGTTCCTTGGCGTAAGGGTCGGGCGGACGTGGATTGAAGTCATGCGTGAAGTGTTTAAGAGGCATCGTTCTGTTCCTCCTTTTCAGCTAATCCCTCCGCAACGCTTTGAAGGATCTTTCCTTCCTTGACGTCTTCCAAGTGCTGTTCGTTTTTAGCCATGTGCAGGAGTGTCTCGTAAGAAAAACCTAGCATGGCAATCAAAGTGGCAGACACGTAAACGTCTCGCCCTTTCTCGTTTATCTCGCGACTTCTAGCAATTTCCAGGAGTCGTCCCATATTCTCCGGCTTCAAGTTGCGTTCGATTTCTCGGACGATTATGAGGCCAATCCGTTCTGATAGTGATAGGTTCATAGGTGTAGGTGTCGTTTTGTTTGAGGGTTATTTATTACCGTTGGCTTTCAAACTAGCTTTGTCCGCCACTACTTGAAGAGCGGTTCCACGTAACTCGCAAGCGTCGTCGTCAAAGAACTTGTAGTAACCTGCTATCCCTTCCTTACTGATGCAGGGAACTTTATGACAACGTAATTTCACGATGGGTTTTTGAAGGACGTGCGTCCACTCTTTGCCGTTCCAAAAATCCACCTTGCCGAAACTGTATTCGTCGTAGGAGGTACGGTGTATGTAAACCTTCAAGGTGATGCCGTGAGTCTGCTTATCCGCTTGCCATAAACTATGGTTGGTGATTTGCAGGAGTTCTATGGCGTCCTGCTTCTTGAAGTAATCGTTTTGTAGAAACTTAGTTTTCATAGTAGGTGTCGTTTCCTAGTGTTGATGGTTATTAATCGTGGATGCAACCTTCACGCGCTTCAGCTACTGCCAATCCAGTTTCCTCTTCAGGTTCCTTGTCACAAGAAAACAAGACTGCGCCACAGTCCTCACATTCTATGGCAACGTTTTCAGGGTTGTCTTCATCCCCATAAGCTACAGCCACAATATGGTGACCAAAGTGCGCGTGTATTTTTTCGTAAGCGTAATTTTTAAGCGTTTTCATGGTAGGTGTCGTTTTTTGGGTGTTGGTAGTTAGATTAAACAGAAGCTTCTTCCAAAGCTATTTCCTCGTCTGACACGTAATTCTCAACCACGTCCCAACGTCTGCAAAAGGCGCGCAGGTAATCGAATTGATTGTCGGTCAACCAAAATCCGTGGACGTTCTCTTCCTCTCTGCCTTCAAACCATTCTCTAGTGTGAAGCATGAGGTTTTCAGCGGTCATCTCGTAACCCTTGTCGTCCAACAACGATTGAGGACAATTAGCCTTCAGCCAAGCCTCGTATTCCGCTTGCAACGATGGTTGGGTGTCGGTCAACGTGGGTGAAGTGAACTTGACGATGTTGTAGTAATCATAACCTCGATCATCCGCCAAGGAAGCCACGTAACCTTTCAAGGTGTCACGTGACCATCCTGTTGCGTTTTCAATGGCGATTGCATCAGTTCCCCCATCCAAGTTCAACAAAGCCACAAGAGCGTCGAAACAAGAGTTGTAGTGTGACGTCGGATGCGAGTCCAACAAGTCAACAGCCGTGAACCCTTTGACGACAACGCACGTAGGCGCTTCGCCGTTATAAATTATCATTCCGTTTTTATTTGTCATGGTAGGTGTCGTTTTTTAGGAGTTAAGATAAATCTCCGCTGATGGTTATTGATGATTCGGTGATGCTAACGCTGACCTTTTCGCAACCTTTGAAGGCGGCGGTCACGTACTTTCCGTTAAGGTCGATTACTGGACGATCTTCACCCCCTGCAATCTTCAACGTCTTTTTTGCGTAGTCGTTTTTCCAAAGGTATATCGTACCATTTTCGTAGATGTCCTTCACGTAAAGCGTACCTTTGACCCATCCGTATTCAGTCAAGGCTTTACCCTCTATCCAAATACGCTTGTTGCCTCGGTTGCTTCCAATATTTCTAGATATTATTTTCATAGTGGTGTCGTTTTTAGGAGTTAATTTTCTTAATGACCCAAGAAGGAGAACCTTTGATTCCCTTTGCTATGTCGTTCGGCGTTATGATTCGATCTCGCCAAGAATCGTTCTTGGTAAGAGGAATGGAAGCCGTTTGACAAGTCGTTCGGAAGTAAGCCAAAGCCAAAGTCACGTTTTTAAACTGCTTCAACGTGTAAGGTTGGCGCGAATAAAAGTTTTCAATGATATACATGGTGTCGTTTGTTGGGAGGTTCATTTTTGAAAGTCCCCCCACCACACGGATTTTTCGTTTTGACGCAAGATTTATTTTTACACCTACGGTGGATTTCGGTTAACGGCTGCCACGTAAGATCAAGTTCGGTTATTTCGACCACGTAAGAACCACGTAAAATTCAGCGGCTTCCCTCACGCGCGTGCGCCCAGGTAGGCGCGAGGAAAACCGTTCGTGATTATCCGGTGAAAAAGCAACCAGTTGCAATCGTTCAAACTGCCTTGAATTTATCCCAACCAAACCCAACCAGTTGCAACCGTTTCCAACCGTTTGCAATACCTTTCAAAAATCATTCAAAAATCCCAACCTCAGCCTCCCAGGCGATCAATAACACTCGGTCGCACCGGCGCGAAGGATAGACGCGCGAAGCTTGGAAAAATAGTTGAAAAAAGTTCTCGACTAGAATTCGATTTTTTGATTTTCAGGGGCAGTCTAAAACAAAAATCTCCCGAAAAAGGAAACGAAAATATGAAAGAAATAAACTGCGAACCTAATTGGCAAGGCATGTTTGACTTTGCGATT